CTAAAATATTTTTTAATAATCTTCAAATTTTCTTCAAACTTTTTTGTACTGAAACCTGTTCTTTGGTACTCACCTACATCTCCAATACCATCACATGAAATAGATAAAAATATTTGTTTGAATGATTTCCAAATATCTATTAAACTTTCTTCATCATATTTTATTACAGAAAGATTTGTGTTGTAATGAATAGCAATATCTATTGCTTCTAAATTTTCATCATCGGATATATAAAATTCTTTTTTTGGAAAAGTATCGTGTAGATATTTTAATACTTTATAATGTTCTGGCATTATGAGAGGTTCACCACCAGCAAAATAAAAACTTTTTACTTTAGATAAATGTGGAATTAAATCTTCTACAATGGTTTCACTTGCTTTTAAAACCTTTGTACCTCTAATATTATCAGGTCTTATCTTTTTCATATCCTCATACCAATTTGATGAGAAATCATGATTACACATTCTACACTTAAAATTACATAAGTTAGAAAACCTAATATCAATATGTTGAAAATCAGAAGGTACTGAATAATCTTTTTTTAATTCTGGTTTTTTCCAAAGTGGGTTTTTGTTAAATACATCTATTCTTGGTGAATGTCCTGTTGCATCTTCTCGTTTATAACATACATCACATACTTTATTTCTTTTACCATCTTCCATATCTTTACGAAGTTGTTTCATTTGAGGTGAGTTAAAAGTTTCCTCAATGGACATGGATTTAAGATTTAGGGGTTCATCAAATCCTCCTGCTATACAACAAGGTTTGACTTCACCTTTTGGTTCTGTATAAAAGTGAACATATGGTAATATACAAAAAGTATCACTCATACTTTGAGTTTCAGTTTAGTTATTTGTTTTTTATCAATACCATATCTTTCACAAATGTATTTTATATTTTCTCTACCTTCTCTTGTTGAATAAAGTATTTCACAATATTCTTCTGCTTCTTTTAGAGAACACATAAAATCTTCTTTAAGTAAATCAACTAACCAATCTTCATACTTATTTACTTTTTTACCTTTAGTATATTTTAAGTAATGTCTTCCTTTTGGTAATAATCCAATTAATAAAAGATATAATTGTTTGGGTTCTAATGTTTGAGTATAGGGTTGTATCTCTGAAAGAACTTCTATCCAATCAGAGTTCATAGATAAGAAACGATGAATCATATAATTACTCCATGTTTTCTTATCAGCCTCTTCAAGTTTATCCCAATATTTTGGGTCTTGAAATTGTGTAACCGCTTTTATGTGGTCAAATAAAGTTTTACTCATTTGTAGCTTTTAATTCCTTGGGTAGTAATTCTTGGTTGATTTCACCACAATCACCACAAAGATATAACTCTACTGGTATGATTGCATCGTTTGGTGTACCTGTTACCATCTTAGAAATCTTTAAGAACTTAGTACCAGGTATAAATACCGTACCACCACATTCTTGGCATCTCATTTCTTTTGCCTTTGATAAATCTATTTTTGGTTGTTGAGGTGGAGGTGTATTTCCCCCATCATTCATTCCTATGATTTTTGCCATTTGTCTCTTATTTTTTGTTCGTTTTCTTTTCCAATCTTTTTAGCCCTCTCAAGTTCTTCATCACTAATTGTTCTCCCTTCATTAGCCGCCGCCATTGCAGCAAACTTTTTCATCTCATGTGAATTAAGAGGTCTTGTTTTACTTTTTAAATATTCAGTTTTAGAATCTAAGTATTCTAAAAACTTTTCAAAATCTTCTTTTGCAATCTTATCTAACTCTTCATCAGATATTGGATTATTTGGGTCGTATATCATATCGCTAAGTGGTCTAATTTTTCTTTTAACCTTTTCATATGTTTACAAGGTGAATGTGGTCTAAATTCTCTTGCCTTACACTCACAATCATCTATTCGGTAGTCGGTTACTCTTACTTGGTAGTAAGATAACTTACCTGTCTTTTTGTTTCGAGAACCCATTTCTCGATAATACCAACTATTTGTCATAACCTACAAAGTTATAAGGAACTGGTTCAACCAATCCTTGTTTAACTGCGTATGGATACTCTTCGTGTAACCAATAGTTTTGAACATTTAGAACTTCACAGAAAACATCTTTGTAAAGTTCACCAATATCATATCCACTACCATATTTGATACCACCACAAAGAACCATTAGTTCATTTAGTTTATCGAAATCATTTTTATATTTTATAATTGATTTTTGAATCTCGTGAATCATCATAGTAGCTACCTTATCATTGTAATCATACATTTCTTGAGACCAAGGTTTTGTTACTTGCGGTTTAATTAGTACTTTCATGTTTTAAGTTTTATTTACTATGTAAATATACGAAAAAAAATTGAATTATCCAAGCAAAATCGATAAAACTTTTGATACTATTTCCTTTTCATTTCCATACTCATTAGCAATAACTTTACCTTTTTTAAAAGCAACTACCATTGGTATGTTTGTTAAATCAACTAAACTTCTACTTTCAGGTGATTTATCGGGATTTATAAATATAAATGGGATTTCTTTGTTTAGATTAGAAACTCTTTCAAACTCTGGTTTAAGAATATCACAATTCCCACACCAATCAGTACCAAACATTACCATCAACTTTGGTTGAGTTCTTGTTAATACATCAAGTGAATCTGTTTCTAACTTTATCATATAATACCGATGATTTGAATAATAGTTGCCATGAAAGTAATTTCTTTATCAATCACCATACTATCCTTATATTGTCCTTCTGATAAAGTTAATATAACATTAGAAGTATTATCATTAGCATATTCATCTATTTTTTCATACAAGTATCCATACAACTCAGAGAAATCTTGAATACGAGAATCAGCAACTGCTTGTCTGATTTTCATATATTTGTTTCTCTTATCATCTTTTGATTTAAGAAGTTCTACTATTTTAATTTTAATATCAGAGTCAATAATATTACTAACATCTACTTTTAATAATCCTTTTGATGAATTAAGTTGACAAGTATTAATGATTTTTCTGATATCAGGATAACTTGAATCAATAATCGGTACGAGTTCTTTTGGTTCAAACTTTACACCTTCTGAACTTAGAATCTTTGAAACTTGAACCGCAACATCTTTTTTAGTTGGTGGTACAATCTGAAACTCTTGTGTTCTACTTCTAATAGGTGAGATAACTTTCTCAACATAATTACAAGTTAGAATAAATCTACAATGTTTTGAGAATGTTTCCATCAAGTTTCTAAGGATTGCCTGTGCATTTGGTGTCATATAATCAAACTCATCAAGTATGATTACTTTAGAGTTTTTAAAACCAATTGTTGAAGCAAAACCTTTTACTTTATTTCTAACTGTATCTACATTATTTTCATCAGATGCATTGATAATGATATAATCACAATCAATTGAGTTTACAATTAACTTTGCTAAAGTTGTTTTACCTGTACCTGCTTTACCAAAAAATAGTAAGTGGGGTACATCTCCACTTTGAAGATAATCACTTACCTTTTGTTTAAGATGTTCGTTACCAACATATTCTGTTAGTTTACGAGGTCTATATTTCTCAACCCATAGAGAGTTGTTTACCTCTTTACTTGTTGTATCTTCAAAGAAACTCATTATACGCCTGAACCTTTTACTTCTTTACAAAAAGAAGCTAGTTTTTCTAATTTTTCAATTAGAGATTCTTTTTTATTTCTATCGATTTGACCGGAGTTCATTTCACCGATGATATCTTGTAATGATGATGCTACGATTAATAAACCATCATCCTTAGAATTCAAATAATTATCTGATATTCTGTATTTGTGTGCAATTTGTTGTAAGTTTGCCATTTTAA